CAATGGTAGCTTGAACGTAGCTTGCTATAGTTCCATCAACTTCAGTCTTAGTGTAGTATTTACCACCAATGGTAGCTTGAACGTAGCTTGCTATAGTTCCATCAACTTCAGTCTTAGTGTAGTATTTACCACCAATGGTAGCTTGAACGTAGCTTGCTATAGTTCCATCAACTTCAGTCTTAGTGTAGTATTTTCCACCAATGGTAGCTTGAACGTAGCTTGCTATAGTTCCATCAACTTCAGTCTTAGTGTAGTATTTTCCACCAATGGTAGCTTGAACGTAGCTTGCTATAGTTCCATCAACTTGAGTTCTAGTGTAATAACTATCTAAAATAGTTCCTAAAGTTCCTACAGTTCCAGCAGGCCCTTGAGGTCCGGTAGGCCCTTGAGGTCCGGTAGGCCCTGTAGATCCGGTAGGTCCAGTAGGTCCAGTAGGTCCAGTAGATCCAGTAGGTCCAGTAGATCCTTTCGAACCAGTAGGTCCTGTTGGTCCGGTAGGTCCTGTTGGCCCAGTAGGTCCAATACCACCACCGCCACCGCCACCAACTACAGAAAAATCTACAGTTCCATCTTCAAGAGGAGTGATTTCTAAACTTTTATCACTAGAATATAATGATCTAAATGAAACAAATTGTGGGTCAGTTGACCAAAGTATAGAAACACCATCACCAACACTTCCTACACCAGTAATACCAGTAAAAGAAAAATTTCCAGCATTTAATCCATAAATATTAGTTGCACTAATACTTAAAGCAGAAACAGATCCTGCTAAGTATATGGAACTTGCTTCTGCAAGTCGCCTTACTTGCCCAGTATCATCGTAGTGGAAGATTACTGGGCGCGGTTTATCTCTTTCGCCGATGCCCATTTTTTAATTACTTATTAAAGTTGGGCTTTCCTTTTTTTTCTTTTTTACTTGGTGGAGGAGCTTCTTCTTCCTCTTCGTCACTCTCTTCTTCATCACTTGGAGCTTCATCCTCGCCGCCGCCATCACCCTCGGACTCAGCCTCCCCACCAAATTCAGAGCCTTCTTCTGATTCACCCTCTTCATCAGGATCAGAGAACTCGGCATCCATCATCTCACCATCTTCAGAGCCTTCACCCTCTTCACCTTCTAGGCCCATGTCAGTTTTAAGATCTGCAATTAGCATTTCTAGATTTTTTAAATTATCTATGAGTTCATCTTTCTCAACAAACTCAACCTCTCCATCTTCCCCTTCTTCCTCTTCCTCACCATCTTGCTGCATAGCATCTTCAGCAGAAACTTCTGATGCTGCATCTTCGGCATCCATAGCGGGAACTGGAGTGTGCTCACTTTCCATATCAGCCTCGTCTCCCATACCAGCCAAAGGTCCGCCATCAGTCTCATAATCTCCCTCACCATCTACAGGTTGTTGAGCCATTTGCATAGCTCCTTGGGGTAACTCACCTTTTTGAGCAGCCATATCAGTCGGCGCTCCACCCATAGCTGCACCACCCATGTTTGATTGAATCATTTTTAATACTTGACCAATCTTGCCAAGATCATCGGCAACCTTGTCAAAATTTAGATAACTCATTAAACTAGTTTCATTAATAATTGAAGTATATTCAGACTCCTCAAATACTTCATTTAAGAAATCGGTAACATCAATTGATTCTACACCAGATTTAATTTTTAATGATTCAGAGAATTCCTGTAAAGTTTTTCTGAGTAATGAATTCTTAGGACTAAGTTTAGCCAAAGATTCAAAAATTACAATTTGAGTTTTTATTAATGAGTTAAAAGTTGGCTCATCAGTAAGATTTTGAATATTTATTCCATATTTTTCATTTAATATAGTAAGTAGATGATTTTTTACTGGCTTCTTAAATTCAAATATCTTTGCTACAAATTCTTTAATATCATTACTTGATACCAAGTTACGTTCACTTAATAAATCTAAATTATTTTCAACTAAATAAGTTATTTGCTTTTTAGTTGACATAGCAAAGTAGGGTAGTTCACTAACTATCTCTGCAACCAATTGCATTACATTTTCATTGGATTCATAAATAAATGATGGTAATTTTTGAATTTTTTCATTAGTGACCCAGAGTTGATCAATATTATTTTTAGCTTCTAAGAATTCTTTTGCTATTAATTCTTGCTTGCAGAGATGGTCATATAAAGTATGATTTACATTGTTTGGAACTTGAAATTTAGTAGCTTCTGATAAATTTTGTAAAGTTATTTTGGGTATATTAAAAGATTTAGAAATAACAGAAGATAGTTTTATCGTATTACGTATTTCTGGGATATCAATAAAATTAGTTGATTCTTTTAGTAATTTAATTAAATCATTTTTAACTTCTTTAAGTCTTTCAAACTCTGGGCTTGAAATTATTTTTAAGTTTTCATTAAATTTTTCGCATTTATCTTGTAATCTTTTTTCAATTCTATCAAAATGAAGTCTGGACTCCCAAGAATTAAGAATAGATTCAAAGCTATCCCCAACCTTATCTAAGTCACTTTCAAGTATATCAGCAAGGAAATTACTTATCTTATTCTCAACTAATTTAGAATAAGTATCTTTATCCTTGAATACATTAGCGTCAACTACTTTAATATTAGTTAATTTTAATGCCGTTTTATCAAAATTACCTCTAACTACGTGCCCAGATTCAGTTAAATAAGTAACTGAATCGTTATCCACAGAGAATAACTCTACATTCTCTCTCAGAGATCTACCGAGGTAATCACCTAGTTTAACTAGGTTTAAAAAAGTTTTGTTACGTGATTCAAATAAGTTAGTTAGCATAATATAACCTTTACAAAAGTATCTAGGGATTTTTAATAATTAAATTTTATTTAATTCCTTTTCTAGCGATAATTCTTCAACAATTTTAATTGCTTCTTCACTTAAACCTTCAGATAACATTAGTTTTTTAAGTTCAGAATAATTAATATCCTCTTGTTGGGTAGGTGGAACATTCTCAGCACCCTCTTGACCACCAGCTTCCATGGGGCCAGGACCAGCCCCACCACCCATCGGAGGAGCCCCCATACCAGGAGCACCACCCATCCCAGGTTGTCCTCCCATTGGACTTCCTGGTGGCATACCCGCTGCAATAGCAGCCAGTATTGGATCTTGGGATTCCTCCTCCATCTTCTTCTTCAGATCTTCTATCTCTTGATCATTCATTTGATAATATTCTCTATAGATGTGTTCTATTGGGAATATATTTAAACCTTTAACTGCCTGAACTACTCTAGCTTTTTGCTCATCAATATCAAGCTGTCTCTTTGCAGACATATCAGAGGGCTCTGGTAGTTTAATTTTAAGTTTAGATACAGCAAGAGGTGGGAATCCTTTTATAAGTAAGTGCCTCTTAGCAATAGTCTCTAATCCTATTTGAATTGCCTCTTGAACTCTTAAAATAACTCTAGCAAATTTAACGTCTAATTGACTTAAATTAGCTTTACGTTCTGGAGATTGTTCTTTTTCAACAATATAATCCTTAGGAACTTTAAGAGTAGCTAATAGCTTATCTCTGAAGTATTTAACGTCATCTACTTCTCCAAGATTTTCAGCACCCTTTAGTGTATCAATCTTGGTTCCAGAACCTTTGCCATTCACAGCAACGAAGAAGTCTTCATCTTGGCTTAATGGATTAAATCTAGCATCAATCTCCCCAGTGGTTCTGTTAAAATACTTCTCTTTCTTAAATTTATTTTTTTGTTGTTCAATGTAATGTTCAGCTTTAGAGCTAGGTAAGTTTCCAATATCAATATAAAATATACGACGTTCAGGTGCGCGAGTTAATCTGTAAATTAACATCGCGTCTTCCATCATCTTTAATGATTTATAAATTGATCTTGCCGCAGCAGCAACTGATTTTCCATATGGGTAATAAGTTGGATCTGAAGTAAACATTCTAAAGTGAACAATTTGATTTTTATCAAGTGGCACTACAATTTTTTGATCCATCTTATTTCCGACTTTTCCAAAGATAGACCAATCAGCCCTTAATGGTATTTCTTGCAAAAAATCGGTCAATACACCGTATTCATTCTCAATCCTGTAGATGTAATTTGGATCAAGGACTTTAATTTTTTGAACTCCCTTTTTAATATCGTTAACATCTACAACAAGTTCAATAAAACAATCACCATATTTAATGGTGTTTCTTACTATATCCCAAATAAAATTTCTTAAAGATATATCTTCAAAAAACGTCATTAGTTCATCTTTAATGACATCCATCTCACTTTGAATTGCCCAGCTAGTTCCATCTAAGTTAGTTTGAGTTGAATCATCTGCATAAATATCAAAAGCCGCTCCAACTTCTGGGTAGTCATCCATGTCCTCAAACTCTTGGTATCTACGCTTTCTTTCTAGCTCATCCTCATTCATGGGGATGGCTTCTGTAGATCTAAAAGGAGATACAGAGCCTAATGGTTGGTTTCTTAATACAGTATCACCAGCTAAAGGGTGTGGCTCTGGAGGAACTATTCTTACATTATTTGTAGTCGGATCTAATAGTTCTCCCGGATCTTTTCTATTAGATAGAAATTTAGCAAAAAATCTACCAGTTCTTCCGATAGGATAATACCAAGAACCAAACCAGCTAGAGATACTACCTCTGCTTGGACTAAATTGAGTATAACCAGATTCGTTTAACTTAGTAGCCATTTAAGATCTTCTTCTTCAATTTTGCCGCCATTAGCTCTAACATAATATTTAGCTTTGCTTACAGGTAAAATAAATTTATCATCGTTAGGACGATGCTGTATCATAGGGGTATTCCCTCTTAATTCATTAAAACCGTGAACTGCGAAGGCTAAAGCCATAATTAAATCATCGTGACAATTAACATCTGCAGTATATCTACCCACTTCGTCGATAATAAAAGTTAATAATTCGTCTATTGTGCGTTCAGAATTAATTTTAATTTTATTTAATCTTATTGCCTCATCCATTTGAACAAGCATTTGACGCTTATTAGCGTCTGCTACCTGAATACCAGCCTCATGTTTATCATCCATAAAAAGGTTTTCATACTGTTCAACCTCTTTAATCTGATAAATTAAATTGTGACCAATTAAATTACGTTCTGGAATAATATAAGCAGTATTATATTCCCGAGCTATCTGGACTAACATATTAGCAAACTCATTAATAGGGGTGCGGTCAGATTTAAATTCCGCCACCTGTTCGCCGTTGTAAAGATTAATTACCTGAGCTACAGATGAGTCAAGACCACGACCAATAGAAGTATCCACGCCGATAATATAATCAAATCTCGGATCAGGTCCTTTCCAGACCCTGAGTCGGTTGTTGAATTTCGTCGAAAAGTTATCATTGACCTGTTCCTTAAGTTGTTTGAGTATCTCACCATCTATGAATGTATCTCCTGTTCCGAGGAATTCTGCCTCGTATTCTTGAAGCCACTCTTTATGACTGATAGCCCCGCGTGTAGTAGTCTCCCATTTGTCGATGTCAATTGGCGGATCTTGGGTTTTAAGTTTTTCATACATAAACTCGTAGCCAGCATGACGATGATATTGTGGGTGGTCCTTCCAATTAATATCAATAGCATGAAAAGTATTTTCCCCACGCCTAGCTCCAACATATTGTTTATGGAACCAATTACCAACACCATTAACGGTAGATAATGCAATTACTGAACCACCTGTTGAAATTATAGGGAAGGCTGCTGCCCATATAGTATCTATGTTCTCAATAAATGCAGCTTCGTCTAAAATTAATAAAGATCCAGCTACGGAACGACCAGATTGTTTACTGGAAGACTTAGATTTAATCTCAGAACCGTTATCAAATTTCATAGAGTGAGCAGAATCTTTAACTAACCCACGTTTCATCCATTGTGGAAGCTCATCATAAGCAGTTTTCATTCTTGATAATACTTCCATAGATGCATCATCATCTTTTGAAAGAATTACAACTTTAAAGTGATCGGTAAATATACACTTCCAAAGTGAGTAGGCAGCAACCAAAGTTGTGCACCCTGCCTGTCGAAACTTTCTTAATATATTAAATCTATTACTTTTAAACTCATTAACTAAGTTTTTTTGGAATGGATACAAATCAAACTTAACTAACCCAAATATAGGGTGAACTACTTTAATATAGTTTGAGATAAAATATACTGGGTCTGAAGAACATTTTTTAAGTTCTTTTAATTTTTTTGCATCAGATAAAATTTCCATTCTATTATATCCTTATATGATATATGCTATTATATGTAGTAGGAGAGATAAACAAACTAAATCTCTACCTAAACTAGTTAATTACTTAGCTAAAGCTAATATATTATATCATATCTCATACGATGCGGAAAGTATGTTTAAGGGGTATGAAGAGGGGTTAAAAGTATTAACTCCTGAACCTGAAGATATAGTTATTCTGTGTCATGATGACATTGAAATATTATCAGATAGAGATAATTTTGTAGAGACTTTAACTAAGTCTCTGTCCGACCAGAAAGTAGGGTTTGTTGGTCCAGCGGGAACTACATATTTAGCTCAAGATGCTGTCTGGTGGGACATGGGGAGAAGACAACAGGGATTACATAGTGGATTTGTCTTCCAGGGTAATGACCATAAAACCATGACCCCCAATTATTTTGGCCCATGTAGAAATGTAGTAGTGCTTGATGGATTGTTTCTTGCTGCCAGAAAATCAACCCTAGATCAGATTGGTGTTCAAAAACCTGAAGAATTTCCCACTAATTGGGACTTTTACGATCTCTACTACACTTTAACTGCCTACGAACAAGGGTTTACAAATAAAGCTATTCCGGTCTTGATTCTTCACAACTCAGATGGTATGATGCGCGATACCTGGGACCAGAATCGTAAAGCGTTCCAACGAATGTTTCGTCTTCCAATATGGTGTAAATAATGTGTGACCTAGTAAATTTAGTTATCTTTATCTTAAGTTGTTATGGTGGAGCTAATGGAATAGTTTATTCCAGGTTGCTGCAACCTTTCCGTAACTGGATCATGTATTCCAATAGGAATTACGATCCCACGTATGGACATTTAGTTTCTGCAACACTACGTAAATCTAGAACTTTTAAGTTTCTAGGTAAACTTATTAATTGTCCGATGTGTATTGGATTTTGGCTTGGAATTATTTATTCCCTAGGAATATACAGTCCAACTTCCAACACTATGTGGTATCCTTGGTCGTTCAGTCTAACCGCACTTATATTCGACGGTTTCCTTGGTAGTGCAGCGGCTTGGATTATCCACCTTTTACTTTACAGCAGAATGATGGGTGAAGATCATACTCCACAAGTTAAATCTAAGCCCTGCAAGTCCTGCTCATCAGATAGTAAGTCAACACCCGTTAGCACAGTGAGTGACGGGTCTGAGTCCAAACTGTAGTTTAATTAGCATAGTTACCTCCTAAAGTATTTAGGCACTTGGAGGTTGAATTTTTTAACTACTTCTGTATAATATGACCATGACCAAGACAATTTTTTGTGATCTCGACGGCTGCATACTTTATCACCCTCACGACTACATCGGATCTTTTTCTCCACTCAGGATTAAAATTTTAGAGGGGGCCAAAGATAAACTTCTGTCTTGGCACATTCAAGGTTTTAAGGTTATTATTACGACTGGACGCCCAGACTCCCAGAAAGATGAACTTGAGCGTCTCCTAGCTATCGAAGGCGTTTTCTTTCACAAGTTAATTACGGATTGTGGTTCAGGCCCACGTTATCTTATCAATGACAGAGAACCTGGGAAGCTCACCAACAAGGCGTTTGCAATTAATTTAGATCGTAACGTTGGTATTTGGAATGTAGATCTTTATCAGGATTCCGCATCATGATGTATTTAATAACTGCACTTATAGTAACCCTATACCTGCTCATATACGACTACTTCCTCTACAAGCGCCTTGCATACCTCGATGCAAGAATCTTAGAATTAGATATTAAGTTTTCCAACATCGCATCAGAACTAAATAAGAAGATAGAAGAACACAAACAAGAAACCAGGAGAATCGCATGATAATGTGGCAAGATATTACTGAAACGACACAATTTATCGAGATCCTCGGAGAGCGTGTCCCAGTTACTGTAGAAGGTATGATGTATCTGTCCTGCAAGTATAAAGCACTTGAG